TGCTCGAAGCGCAGGTGCTGGGCGTGTCCACAATGCGGACACGGCACGAAGTATCGGCGCTGATCCGACGCCTCAAACTCGCGCTCAACCGCTGACGCATCTGCGATGGTTGGCGTCGAGACGATGAAGATCTTTCGCCGAGCGAAGGTGCGCGTGCGCGCTTCGGCCAGCTGGATCGCATCGCCTTCGCCCTCGACGTCGCGCGGATAACCGTCGACCTCGTCGAGGAATAGGTAGCGCACTGGCATCGAGCGCAAACCCACCGCTGAGTTGGCGCCGGTAAGCACCAGCACGCCGCCCCGAAACTCCTTGGCGAGCACCGTGTTGCCCGCATCGCGCGAGCGCGAGGGTGCGATCAGCGTCCGCAGCGCCGGGCTCTCCTCGATCAGCGGATCGATGCGCTGCTTCGAGTAGCGCTTGGCCATCTCGACGGTCGGCGCCACCGCCATCATCGGGCCGGGCGCCAGGTGGATCACGTAGCCGATCAGGTTGAT